CATAGTCCCGGAAATCTTTATTGTCCGCAGTACTTCCAGAAGCAAAACCCTTTGATCTTCCGTGTCCAAAATCATAAATCACCTACGCCGTCTTGGAATGGTACATGGGGATATAATGGGCAGTTCCCCCGACGTTGACCAGTAACCAGTTATCAACACCACTGGGTGTGCTTTTCGTAGTTGCCGCATCGATGCACCCGGTAGAGGCAGCGACTTCAGCGAAGGCGTCCCAGCTTCCTGCCACAGGGTTAGGAACATGGATAGGAACGGCCTTTCCCGTGTGGGTGCCACCCAGGTCGTTGGATACGGCCATGAAGGCGGAAAGGACACCTCCTGAGGTAATGACGGCACCACTGGGGAGATCGGCCATCCCTTTTACCCCGGCGGCTATGTTGACTTTCCCGGCAGCGGAACACTCCATATAACCCCAATGGCCGGCCAGGTGACCCGTAACCCCGCTATTGTCCGAGGCTACCTTCAAATGGTCCTGACCACCAAAGATGCTTACATCTCCGGTATTGACTGCCCCCAGCAAAGTTCTTCGCCTTCCCGCTCGATAGGCGGACCCCACGGTTAATGCCGATCCGCCATCATCGGCATAGATGTTTTGCAGACAGGTCCTGCTTGAAGAGAGTCCCAATCCGTAGCCTATGGTAGTAGACGAAAAAGCTCCCACGTCCAGCGAACCTTTACCCGAGAACCTTATAGTTCCTAAAGTTCGTTTCCAATCCATTTTACTTTCCCTCCCTGGCTATATTTTTTATTTGGTCCAATGATTCAACATTGGCCATTTCACGCATGGCTAAGAGATACAGGCCCACCGCCCTTTCACCTTCAAGGAAAAAAGTCTTAGAATTACCAGTAAAAGTGGTACTGAAAACATGGCAATGTTCCAGAAGGTGCTTATAAACCCTCCTGCCGTTCGGAGTCTCAAAGGTCCGCCTGAAGTCTTCCAGGAGCGTATTGAGTTCATTTTCCGCTTTCTTAGCTGCATCTTTTGACTCCTCGACCTCTTCGGTCAGTATTTCCGATTCCACTTATTGCTCCGCCCCCATGCTTTGTGCCATGTCACCCACCACATTCCCAGGCTGAGTGCTGGTCTGTGACAGCTTTTGAGCTGCATCAATTCCCTGTTGTGCCAGGAGTTCCTGCTTTTGCGCCTCAACCTGTTTTTGTCTCATGGCCCTGATTTCCGCCACTTTGTCATCGCTGACAATGATATTCGCCGGAGTCCCGACCATCTCCGCGAACTGATCAGTGGCCTCATCAGCATCAAACTTATCGAGAACATCAGGTTTAAATTGAGCCATAGCCGACACAAAATCAGCGGTCTGTCTTATGGCCTGCGTTCCAACCATCTTCTGGGCCTGAGCCAGGATGGAGATATATTCAACCTTCAACTCCTGCCCCATGATCTCCTGTGGGGGAGGAGGCAACATCCCCCGGCGCACCATGATATTGAAAGTCCGGTTGATAACCGGGTCATGAAATTCGGTTTGGTGACGTTCGATGAACGGACCCAGGATATTCAATTTTTCCTGCAACCGTTCCATGACTTCTCGTGCCGTCATTTGATTCGAATCACTTTGGATAATGGCCAGGAAAAGGTTATTAAACAAACCATCCTTTATGGACTTCTCCACCCTCTGGATCTTCATCTCCATTCCGTTGATATCCGGCTGGACCTGGTAAAGGGGACCGGCGGATCCCTGGCCTTCATCGCCATAATTGATTCCACCCGGAAGAATGCTGACCAGTTGATTTTTCCAACTGGAGGGGAACTTTAAAGGAGGATCGACTTGTTTATGCAGAGCCTTCAGGCTGGTCTTTTCCATCTCCTGTAGCATCTTGACATCGGATAGAATAACAATCCCCTGAGACCGTCCCCAGCAATCCGGGCCACTGGTGCGCCATCTGGGGACCATAAACGGAAACTCTTCATATCCGCCCACCCAAAGCGGCTGATCTGAATTGCTCATTTCCAAATAGACCGATTCAAAAGGCATATTCAGTTTATCAATCTTTCGGGGATCCCGGTTTTCTCTTGGTTGGACGGCATGGAGCACCTCCACCCATTCATCTGGAGAATTATCGAGTTGATTCTGTCTTGAATCCGTAAGAGCACTTTCACCAAACTCGACAGCCAGTTGCCTAACAGTCTTCCAGAACCGGCGATAAAGCGTGTCAACCATCCCATCAGGACCCTCAGCAATGCAGTATTCCCCGACCGCACAATTTCTGAACCAGATCCCCTTTTGTTTGTTTTCCTCTTCATAGACGGCCGAGGTTCCAAATCCACCAATATCGGTATAAAGAGAGAGGACCGTTGAATAAAAATTGCTCTTGGCGAATATCCGATACATGGCCCGCTCGACGTAATCCAACCACTGGCGCACCGGGCCAAACTCCGCCAATTGAGCGTCCGATACGGTCAGCCTGAACCACGGACGTGATGGGGAAGTCAAACCCCCCTGCATGCCGGCGGCGAATATAGACATAGCCATTTCCGCGGTACTGTTGATAATCTTGGAATGCCTTTTATCTCCCTGATTAGGCTGCATCCCCTGAGTCATAAAAAAACCCTGGTCAGGGCAGATGTATTCCTGAATCTCTTTCCACTGGGATTCCCATTGCGAGCGCTCGGATTCCAGTTCAGAGAGTCGGTTAAAGTATTCTTCGATCTGTTCTTTATCCATCGCCTATTGCCCCAACAGAGTTTTCTTGCCTACCGGCGCACTTCCAAGTAAACCGCTACCACCGGTTAGGATCGTTCCTTTCCTGCCCGTCGCCCCGGTTGCCAATCGACGCCTTAATTTCTCGGCATCGGCTGCCGCCTGAGCATCGGCCTCAGCCTGTTTCTTGGCCAGGAGGTCTTTCTGTTCCTGATAGGCCTCGAATTGCAGACCGTAATATTCATCCTGCATCTGGTTCGCTTCATCCTGCATGGCCAGGGCTTGCTGTCCCTGATCCTCCAAAACTTGATTGTGCCGGGCTATCTCGTCTTTAACGTCTTGGGCGTCTTGTGCGGCCTGGGCTTTGTCTTTTTCCGCCTGTGCATCTTCGGCCTTAAGGGTGTCTACGCTTTTTTGATAAGATTGGATTGTGTTGGTTGTCGGAGAAAATGCGTTACTGATGGTCACAACATCTGTGGGATTGCTGACGCCCGTACCTATAGCACTAATAATATTTGAAAAGGTATTCATAGCCCCGCCCCAGGCCTGATTCCAGAAATTATTCCCCGATCCACCCATTAATTCGCTCCTTGACTGTAATTTAAAACGTCATAATCGGACCTGGCCTGCTGTACCGTCTGTCCGCGCCATTTACTGATACCAACATCAACGGCAAAGGTCATCGCCAGGGCATCGGCACAATCCGGAGAGGCCAGGCCACGGGATTTCATATCTTCCTTCTTCTCCAGCTGAATGCGGTTTTTGGCATCGAAACCATATTCTACCCCGGTCAGATCGTCTTTCAGCTCCCGGTCGTCAGGAATAGAACCCATCTTTAACCAATCACCCATCTTGGCCCAGGATTCGGCCCTGAGATTATAATATTCCTTGTCGTTAATCGCTGTCCTGGCATTGTTAACCGGGTAAACGATATCGCCAAAACCGAGTTGATTGAGTCTGTCCACCACGCCGGCCCCTATCCCAACCTCATCCACCAGTACGGCGCTCGGTTTCTTCTGCTGGATTTCCAGCGATACCAATCCGGAAAGTTTCATGGTGTCCAAACTCCGATATTTTTTTATCCCGAAGGCCTGCAAGCCCTGGCGGTAAACCAAAACACTCTGGTCATCCCCGAACCTGGCCACATCAACACCCAAAACCAGAGGAGCATGACGAATCAGGTCATCCCCGATCTTTCTGCTGGCAGCCAGGTCGACCACATCACCGGCAATCAGCTGATTACTTGAAGCCCTGGGGAATTCACCTTTGACCCGGATACGTACAAAATCAGAGTCCTCCCCATAATCGTCGATCCACTGTTGGATCTGGTTCTTATTGGCCATCTTAGCCGTGCGGGAATCGACCTGGTAGGTATGCCAACGGTGTCGGTATTTTTTAAAGCATTCCGAGAATCGCCCCGTATTCCGTGTCGGGTTTCCAAACACGCACCAGAAGGCCCCCGGCTGGGTCATGGCCCCTTCCGTGGTCTCCCAGATCGAATCATCCACCAGCGAGGCTTCATCGAAGATTACCAGGACGTGCTGTTCGTGGGTTCCGGCGAATGCTTCAGATCGTTCCTTACTCCAGGGAATGGCCGCGGCGAACCATGTTTCAGGGTGCTGCTTGTAATAAAACTTAGTTGCCGTCCACTCGAACCAATGGGAGTTTATAGCCAGCTTGTGCCACTTGGCCAGCTCCCGCCAGGTCTTGGTTTCGAGTTGTGATTTTGTGTTCGAGGTTACAACGATTTGAGGATGGGGACGGGTAGAAATAAACCAGTAAATCAGCCAGGCCACCAGAGCAGTTTTTCCAGGACCATGGCCGGAGGTAACGGCCTCTCTTACGGCCTCTTGGGAAGTTAAAACCTGCGATCCGATATCTTTCAGCAAATCCCGTTGCCAGGTGTCGGGACCTGCAAACTCAGCCAACCGGCCGTACCCCCAGTCCCAAACGCATTCAACAAAACCCAGGGGATCGGCATAAAACCCGGCGATGATATCTTGAAGCCGCTCTTCTTTAGTTACCGTCTGGGGATTCATTGTTTCCTGTAACTTTGGAGATTAATCGATTCAGACGTTCGTCATAACCCAACGATAGTCCTCCGCTAATTTCTTTTATGTCCTTCAGCAGCCCCAGGTGTTGAAGAAGGGTTTTAAGATTTTCGGATTTATTCCACTGCTTAACCTTCTTGGTTTTCCCGATCTGCCGTCTGTTCTTCCCCACCCCTTCAAATTCTTCGAAAACTTCTACCGAAGCTATCGTGGCCGCCACATCATCATCCCATTCGCTCGGCTCTTTCAGCGTGTTATCCTCTCGGTAAAGTTGGCGCGGGTTGGCATAAACCAACCGGGAAAGCTCCAGTAGAGCCCTAACCCTGGAAATCCCTGCTTTCCGTAACGCTTCTTCTTCATGTGCCTTAATTGCTTCGGTAATGTGGGATTTATGAAGGAGATCATAGGCAATATACCGAGGATTTTTCGGGGAATATCCGGCCTTCAAGGCCGCGGCCTCTGCATCATTGGTCGCAATATATTCAGCCACAAAGGCCCGCTGTTTGGCCGTGAACTTTCCCGCCAATTTTCTTGGGATATACCGCTCCCGTTCTTTTTCGGGGATACCTGGAAGCGTGGTTTGTTCGAATTCGGCCATGACTATCTGGCCTACCAGAAGTTCAAAAACCTGTCAAAGTGCCATAAGGAGTGCCATAAGGAGTGCCATAAGGAGTGCCATAAGGAGTGCCAAATTCACAAAAATTAAAGTTTTTGATTTTTTTTTACAAATTCCACAAAAAGGAACCTATTCCAGCGCATCAATCGCTTTGGCGGTCTTCCTATCAACGGGTAATCGATGACCTTTTCGGCAATCAAAATGTCTTTCAGGCGGATAAGCGTCCTTCGACTGCTGCCGGATTCTTTCGCCATCGATTTCCAGCCAAATCCGTAAAGATCGCTCAATTTTGACCCCCTTTCTCCTTCAAAACTGATCCAACCATTCCTGATTTTCCAGAGGTTCAACCAAAAAATTACCCTCTTTCCTAAGCTTGACCAGCTCCCTCAATACCCCGGTTCGGCGATGAAATTCAACACTCACGAACGATTCGACCTTATTTTTCATGTTACGGCGGATCATCAGCACCGAATCCGATTCCTGTGAAATGAATGACGAATCCCTGATCTGGAAATAACTCATCTCCCCATCAGGCGACAGGCGGTTACTGGTGTGGGCCATCAAAAAAATAACCTGCCTATGCTCAATGGCGATCCTCTTCAGCGTGCGGATGACCTGGCCGATCTGAAGGCTTGTGTTCCTGGAGGTCATCAACTCAAACAAAAAATGCAAGTGGTCGATAAACACGCACTTGATATTATATTTTTCTATCGCCTCGATAACCCGGTCTTCCAACCATTCCAGATTACACGGCACCAAAACCCCCGGCATATACATTAGCGGCAGATCTGATCCGAATTGCTTGATAAACTGCAACGCCGGCACCTCGTAGCTAAACCACAGCGAAATAATACCCTGCCGATAAAAATTTTTGGTCAAGGTCTGGGCCAGCAGGGTTTTCCCGTTTTTGGTCGGACCGGATATAGTCACCAGCTCCCCCGGTACAAAACCACCCGTAAACCGGTCCAGCACCGGCAACCTGGATCGATAGGCCACAAGTC